CGACATTCTCCGTTACTTTCTTCAGGTACTCGTGCATATCATCCAGGCGTTTGTGGATGCGGTTCATTGTGTCCTTCATGTGTTCCGCGTCCTTCATGATAGACGCCTGCCCCTCTGAGAGACTGGTGAGCCGCTCGCGTTCCATGCCCGTCATGGTCATGGCGCTCACCCTTTTATGGCGAATCGTTGCCTTCTGGGTTTCCCCATATCGATGTGTACGAAAGTCGGATAAAGCAGGCAATACTCAAGGCCGGGCAGCTTCCCCGCGTCGTAAAGATTCCGTATAGCCTCAAAGAGCTTCCGCGCCCCGAGGGTACAAGATAGATCGACGGCCTTCCCCTGAGTGTGATACGAACCTTTTACGCCGCCCACTTTGGCATTGTGTTTTTCGCACCGAACGCCACTATTTACAATGAGCGGCACGCCGATGTTGTCCCGTATGGTTTCGCACATCTGAACCAGCGCGGGGTCGATATTATCCTTGCCGCAACCGCACTTGCACGCGAACTCGCGCCGCTGGAAATGCGGCGTGATATATCCCGGCTTCAATGCTGGGGCGGGGGCTTCCGGCTTTGTTTCCGGCGCGGGGGGCTGCACGGGCTCATCCGGTTTATCCGGCTGGATTCCATACTCCTTATATAGATCCTCAAGCCGCTCATCAACGCTCTTTTCTTTTGCCGATGCAACCGTTATCGGGGCTTCCAGAACATCCGCGACTTTTTCTTTTTGCTCTTGTGAAAGCTGAAGCCCCTTGAACTTATGCCCCGTGATGTAATTCAGGATATCGCAAGCGCGGTCCACCATCCAACCGATGAGCGGCCCGTCTGCCCATTCCAGCCAAAACGGCAGGGGCACAAGCTCATCCAGCTTCGCAACGATGATTGCGCGCTTTTCCTTGCCTGTTTTCCCCGCAAGCTCGTTTTCCGCCCAGAGAACCTGCTCCACCACCCAAAGACGCAAATCTCTGAGTTTTGCCCAATACTGTATTAAACGCTCTAGCATTTTTCCCTACCTCCTAAACCATTTAAAATCACTGGCCTCTCCCGCGTAAAACGGATAGGCCACAAAATGCACGGCGAAACATACCGCCATCCACGGCCAGCCCAGCGCGGCCAGAATCGCGGCGACAAGGGCCTCCGTGCCGAACCCGGCTGCCGCAACGATGCGCTGCTTTCTGTACTCCATCATGGGCATATTCCAGATATACCGGGGAACGTAGAAACGCCCCCAGGCAAAGCGGAATTTTATGTGTTTTCCAAAACAAAGAGCGGCCAAGTAATGGCCGCCCTCATGAGAGAAAAAACACAAAAAAACAACAAAAAAAAATAGTATCATGTAACGACCTTTTATATTTTATACGGGAAAAGAAATATTAAGCGCTATGCCAGTACCAGCCGGGATGTCTACTGATGGGCGAAAAGCGATATATCCATCCGGTGATACTCTGCCAAAACACAATATATTAGCCGGAGCGCTCGGAGATAAAAAGTATATTGGTACTTTGGGTCTGTACTCGGGGGGGAGCAAAATAACATTATTGTATACATTTGCATTGAACCCCTGTTTTAATTCACCCGCGTTTATGACGTAGGTTATCCCATTTTTTTTGCGATAACTGTATGGAAGCGTAGCGTCTAAATCCGTGATCCAACCTGTATCACCTATATCTCGGGTTATTTCTGTGAGTTGGCTATTTGTTTTGCCAAATGGCACATATGTACTATCTCTAATATTAGCGTTACGAAGCATAGGCCTAAAAGTACTATTATTCATTGTGGTGCCGGCTGTAACTAATATTCCCGCAATATGCATACCACCAGCCGAAGTGAACGTTATAGTATTTCCGGTATCGTCGAATCGTGGATTAGCCGACGAATAAGGTTCCTGCCTGCAGAAAAGTATAAATTTATCGACACTCCCATTAGGTGGACATCCTGATAAAATATATTTTTCACCCTGTGCTAATTCAAATGCATCAAGTCTGAAAACTACATTGCTTGTTGCTGTCCCATGAACTGTTACAACGCCTGAACTATCTTTTACAAAACTAACACCGTTAGTCGTTTCGCTGATTGGTCCATTATTGGGAATGATATTTTTTGCCCCGGAATTCGCAAGAACAGAGATCGCAGCTTCCGTAGCAGGAAATGATGCATCAAAAGTGAGTTGAGTCCACGCCGTACCCGTTGCGCCGGGCGCATTCGCAGAAGTAGAAGTATGCCCATAAAGCGCCATATAAAGCTGGTTCCCGTACTGAACTACATCCAGGCCGTTGTAGCTGCGCCCCGTCGCCCACGTCCCCCGATACGGGAAAGAAGTCGGGCCCGCAGGCCCTGTGATCTGTTTCAGCTCGGTGTCGATGTAGCTTTCATACTTGTTTACAAGCTCGGAGACCTGCGCCGCAATCTGTGCTTGCATTGTCCCGGCGAAATTCCGAATCACGAAATATACTTGCGCCGTCCCGGTAGCGCCCTGATACGCCTCCTGAAGTGACAACGACGTATTGCTATTTATCGCCGTTATTTGGTACAACCGGCTTTTATCGATTGTAAAAATGTCCCCAACTTTTAATCCCGCGTTCACCCAGTTTGTACCTACTCCCGCAACGTTGCTACTCCCTTGTGTTAGGTTTACCGTCCCCGTGCTATACCACGGAATGCCAGCAGAATCCATACTTTATGCCTCCTCGCAAAAAGGCAGGGCCTCGCGAATGGCCGCAAGGTCCTGCATCATCTGTGTTTGTTTTTCCTGGCGGCCCTGAAGGGCCTCCGCGTGTGCTTCCAACTGCTTTTCAACCGGCCAGGCTTCCAGATACCGCCGCTTTCTTTCCGCCTGGACCTCTTCCCGCGTGGGGATGTGGATCACCCTCATTCCGCTTCCACCGTCCCCTCCCAATCCAGAAAAGGGAACGCAACAACGCGCAAAGTATGCGCGCCGGGCAGGTGCGTCCCCCACTCAAAAACTCCGTCGGTTACCTCATACTCGAAACCATTTACTAGCACGGCGCAAGGCTTTGGAAGTTTAGAAAGTTTTACAACCTCGACGCCATCAGCTTTTATCCGTGTTGCACTTTGTGAAATTTTCATTTTAGGCCGTTTCTGCGCTTTCGGAGGGACGGCCTTTGTGTTCACAAAGAACTCAAGGGCGCTATATTCCCCGGCCACATAATCCTTGACGCTTTCCGGGATATATCCATCTTCCATGGTGTATATACCCAAAATGCTACCATTGGCCGGGTTATATTCTGTGATGGTTACACAAGCCATACAATAGCCTCCAGTCTATCTTTTACACTGTAGAACCAAAATTGAAAAATGATCGATATAGGAATTGTTGAAATTATAGCCTTCGCTTGGATATGTGTATGTTATGCGCCAATTAGGATGAACGCTTAATTGCCCGCTTCTATTTGGCGTCATGCGGAATGAACAAGCAAATGAGCCGCTCCTTATTTCATTTTTTAGCGCCGCGAAAGCCCTTGGGTTTTCATACGCTGATTGCGCGTAACCGTTGATATATGGATATATTGCGACCCCTATATCACATATTTGGGCGGTCATGTCGCAACTAAAAAAGATAAATACCGGTTCGCCCGCAACAATATTCGGGACGTTGAGCGCGACCTCTGTTGAGCTGTTGTAGTAGTAGAGAGGCCGATATGCCCCCACAATACCAGGCCAAAATTTTCCCCAGGTTACGAGGCTATCCCCGCTCAAGCCCGATGGAATGGTTACGGCGCGCTTGTCTAGTATCAGCGTGTCCACACACGCCTCTTTCATAGATGCGCGGTTCACCATGAGGGAATTTAAAACGAGCATCCCCGACGCAGAATCATATACAAGCATCTGGCGCGGGTTAGTGCTTCCAGGCTTTGCAACGACAAAAGAATCCGCGGACAAAGTAAAAGTACTTTTGCTGTCCCCGCCGTTATAAAGCTGATATCCGACTACATACCCATTGCTATCTAGCTTGAGCGTGTATTTTGTTGCCAGGGCTCCGCTTGTGGATGCTATTGCTTGAGCGTTTTGTTGAACGCTTGCAATTAGCCCTTCACCGGTTCTAGGGTCTCGCAGAGTCGTTTGTATTGTGCTTACGTCACGCACTATGGCGGATTCAGACGTTACACGGGCATCTGTTTCTTTCTTTACGGCGGCCTTTATATCCTCATCTATTTGCGCTTTCATTTGTGATATGGCGCTTGCCGACGCTCTATCGCCTTCAATTCTCAATCGTTGTTCGTCTTGAATCGCCGCGCTAGTGGCATCCACCTTTCCTGCTAATGTTATTCTCGCATTAGCTTCAGCTTTATCCGCTTCGGCCCTTACCCTAGCCTCATCTTGTATCGCCGCAGTATTACCATTTGTTTTGGCTAAAAGCGTCGAAATTTGAGAGGATAAGGCGCTGTCAGCAGTTGCGCGCGTTTCTTGTTCGTTTCTTATCGCCGCCGTATTTTGCCTCACAATCGCGGCGAGCGTTTCACGCGTTGTTACCTCCGCACTCAGATCATCCGACACCACTTGTATTTTTTGATCATACAAGGCGCTGTTTTCGTTTATGATCGCGATCAGTTGCAGCCGATACTCTGCTACGGCCCTATTTGTTTCGTCTATTTGCGCGTTGAGCTCTTCTCGTGCAAGCGCAAGCTTTATGCGGCGTTCCTCTTGCCCTTCATGTTCATTTACGCTGTTCTGGAAAGATGCAGCGGAGAGCGCGTCAATTTGGGCTTGAAGCTCTTCAGCGGTCATGCCTTCGTAAGCCTGGATTGTGGTGATCTGTGAGGCTAGAACGCTGTCGGCTGTTGCCCTGGTTTGTTGCTCTGTCTGAATCTCCGCAGTATTAGCATTTACCTTGCTTTGGAGGGACGTAATACGCGAGGAAAGAGACTCATCCGCGCTTGCGCGCGTCGTTTGCTCCGTTTGAATTGCTGCGGTGTTTGAGTTTACCCTTGCCTGGAGAGTCTCACGCGCCTGAACTTCTGCGGTGAGCCCATTCGCTATTGCTTGTATTTCGTTACCAAAATAGGCGCTGCTCTCATCAATAATCGCGATCAACTCAAGGCGATAGGTTGCAACGGCTTGATTTGTCTCATCTATGCGCGCGTTGAGTTCCTGCCTCGCAAGCGCAAGCTTTAGTCTCCGCTCTTCCTGCCCCTCATGCTCATTGATGCTGTTTTGGAGGGAAGCCGCGGAAAGATCATCTATTTGGACCTGAAGGCCCTCATAATCAACGACCTGTTGCGATATCCTGCCGTTGAGAGCGTCGATTTCCACTTCAGCGCTTTGAAGGCGCACATTTACGCCCTCCACGGTGGTTTGATCTGCTTTTAGCGCAATGGCGCTATTAAGTCCGTCAATCCTGACTTCCGCGCTATTGAGCCGCTGTTGAAGCGCGGTCACTGTGGTTTCATCGGCTTTCAGAGATATGGCCGCGTTGGCTCCGTCGATGTCGATTTCCGCTTGCGTTATACGGAGCTCCAAATCTTGCAGCGCCAGATCGGACATGCTCGACTGGCCGATATTGACGAAATTGATTTGATACTCTTGCCCGGCCACGGAGCCGATAAGAAGCCGAATGCCCGTGATTGTTGAGTTTTTCCAATCATCGCCGCCCGCCGTGAGGTCGTGCATGTTAATCTGGACCGAGCGCGTAAAAGTTATGTCCCCGACAACGGTTATGCGGCGCATATAGCTATCGCTGAAGCCATGAGCCGCAGTCTTGTACTGTACCTTTATAACGGCATTAGCCGCCCCGCTTGTCTGTGAAAATTGGATGCCTACAATGTTATTTACGTTGCCCGGGATTGAAAAATCCGGCGACGTGAGCGACGGATTAGCGCCCGTGATAGAGTACAACATCCCAACATGCTGCGCCGTGAGCGTCGCATTTTGCGCGGTCCAACCGTTGAGGGTATTATTAAATTTCCATTCCTCGGCCGCAATAATCGCGGCAATAATGGAGGCCACCGACTGATCAACATAGGCGCGCGAGGCTTTTAGGTTGATACTTGCCGCTTGCGCGTCTAGCCTTTGCTCGACGTTGCTGAATTGATACCCGGTATCCGTTTTCAGGTCTTCCAAGGCGCGAATAACGACGAGCCCGTCTTCCGGGTATATCTCCATCCCGGCCCAACGGAATACGTCGCCAACATAATCCGCTTGATCTGCCAAGCGTAGAACGCCCTCGGCGATCATGTCCATGGCAGTGGCTAGATTATTGTTGATTTCATTCCGGTTATCGGTGACTTGACCTTGTAGGTCTGCTATTTCGTTATCGAAGTCAGCCAGCTTTATATCAACGTTTGCAAGCCTCACGTCAATGTCGTCAAGATCAAGGGTGATATCCTGTATGTCGATCTCAAGCGGGTCAATCCGCGTGTTTAGCTCTTCAAGTGCCTCTTGTATCCATGGATTGCGTTGCAGATAATCGGTTATCCAGGCCTCTGCGCTTTCCGGGTCGATAATACAGGGCGTCCCGGCTTGGTCGTTGTAGTCGGACTTTTGCCCCGTGTAGTTTACGGCCCGCACCCAATACCATTTTGTGCCTCCGGCGGGCAGCATCCGCGTGAAACTATCCGCGCGCGTTTGCCCCACCATGGAAGCAGTCGCAAGCTCGTCCTTATCGTTTTCCCACACCTCGATATGGGATAGATCGGCGTTGGTAGGGTTTACCCATTCCAAGGAGGCGAAACCAAACCAGCCATTTGCGCGGAGATTCGTTGGGGCGTCAGGCGGTATCCCGTTTCCTATCACGACGCCTTCAGACGTTGCATAAGCCCAATCTGACGGGGGCGCGCTCGTGTACAGGGCTCGCACTCGAACAGAATACAGGGCCACAGTCTCACGCAATGGGCATTGCGCGGTCGTTTCCATCGTATTGCGCCGCTGCTCCCAAAGCCCTTGATCATATTTCCACTCGACTTCATAGGAAACCGGTTTTTGCCCGCGATAGCTCCAATTTGCCCACAACTCAGGAACCCACTGGCCTGTAGATGAGTAATATCCGCCAGGGGTGAGCGCAAGCCCGGCAATACGATTTGTGGGCAAGGAATAATCAATGATTGGTGGGACGCCGTCCTCTGTATAGAGCGCCGCGATATATTCCGTGCAAGTCAGCGTGATGTGGAGGTCATCGCTTCGGCTCATTTCCTGCACCCGGAAAGGCTTTGCAACCGCTTGCATCTCGCCAATGGCGAAAACATCATACGGGCTTATACCAGCGGCGCTAGATATTGTGATCATAGTGGTCGCGCCGCTTCCAGTTGCTGCGGCGGTCCGTTGCAAGATGCTATCGTCGGACTGGCGGCGAATCATAACGTTATAGGTCACGCCCTCATTGAGTTCTAGAGCGTGATCTACGACGACTGTATTGCCCTCAACGGAAAGAATACGCCCGCCCTGCCCCCAGCGGGGTACGTCGTGCTGTACCAGTATCACGTCGCCAACCTGACAGGCTATCGCGTCAATATCCGCCGTGAAGGTTATAGTACGCAAAATATAGCGATTCTGGTTGAGGCGGTATAGGCCCTCCTGCCAGGCCGCGTCGAAATTCGTTATGCCCGTAAGCTCAACGGATACAGGGTTTGCGCGGTTGTCCGCGTCGTCAAACCCGTGGCCGTATACGGTTATTTGCTCGCGCTCAAAATTTTTCGCTTCGTTTAAAAAGGAGATTTCAACGGCATTCGCTCGCCCATCCACGCTCAGGAACTCGCCGCTAAACGAGCCCGCTACGATATTCCCCATGCTAAAAAGCTGCACGGGCTCGGAAGGCTGGTCCCAAATGCATGAAATCTTTGTCCCCCGCATCACGACCGCACCGCGAGCGCTTGCGGCAACATCGTTTACCCATTGCCAAAGATCTTTTGTCTCGTCTACGAGCAGATTCATTACGATGGGGCCACGGTTGCCAAGGCTTTGCTCATTCCACGCCGCCCAGGCCGCAAATGCAGTTAGGTCCATGCGCTCAGGGGACTCGCCGAAAACATGCACCGTCCCATCGAGGGAACGCGCCTGAACACAAAGATCATAGATTATCCAGGCCGGATTGCGCGCGTTCTTTTGCTGCCACTGGCCGTTCATGTACACGAGGACATTGTTTCGCGTTTGCCGCCACGTGACAGTGGGAGTGCTTTGGTTGAGTTGGTCCGTCGCTTGCATTTTGATTCCGAGAAGCGCCTTCCCGGGGTGCACCATGGGCGACTCAACAACGGTCGTGAGCGAGGTCCATACTGTGGTGTTTTTGTCCTTCGTTGGGTGTGCGCCGTCCTTCGCAAGCATACGCGCCCGTACTCGGTATCTTCCGGAGGTGAGTTTCCCGGTCCTTCTTACGCGAGTAAACGGCTTTGCCGTTGCGCCCTCGAACTCTTCCACAAACCAAGGCACCCAACTTCCCCACGAGCCCGGCGCGGTTTCCATCGAATACTCAAACTCCGGCTTGACCCAATGCGATTCCGGCCCGGAGCGTGTTTCCGGATACCATCCCATCCCCTCTGGAAAATCCAGCGTGACCTCAAGATAGTCCGCCGAATCCCCCTCAAGCTCAGATACAAACCACTCTCCGGGGATATCCTTATCTTCTTCGCCTTTCGAGTTGTTGCCACATTTCAGCGTGACCCCGACATACTGCGTATCATAGAGATTCTCAAAGCCGCTGATCGGCGTTTGTGAGTTGTCGCCGGGCCTGGTATCCCAGGTTACATTCTGGAAATTCTCCGCTGGGTTGTCGTTGATTCTGATATCTGAAAACTCATCGATATGCCCCTGGCCGCCGCAAAGGAGCAGCTCCATATACTGGGTATCCCCATCCACGCGGATATACTGATTTAAAACTTGTCCCGCCGTGCGTACGGTTCCGTATGTGATGGGTATCACCGCGCCTTGGGCCGTGATAGGCTGGAGAGAGCCCCATCTGTATGACTCGGTATCTTCCGACTCCTTCATTTTTGGCCCGAAAGCGTTGGAAATGAGCTGGCCGCCTACCATGAGCGTTATACCTCCAGCGAGCTTTCCAGCGATAGCCGACCCGCCGAACATCCCAGAAACCCCCGGCGCAACGACGCCGAAAGCAAAAGCGGCCAACGCAATACCCGCCAAAATGGCGAGCGGATTCTTTCCACCGTTGCCCCCGCCGCCCCGCAACACGGGACAGACGGCGACATAATCGCCTGGCGCGACAAGCTGCGCGGGTATCTCATCCGGCGCAAAAACGCGCCCATTTATTGAGGCGTGATATTCCAGTTCATCACTAATGTGGACATATTCGGAGAGAAAATCCTGAAAAGGTCGCGCCGCGTCTAGTTTTACGCTTTTAATATCGCGGTCCCTAATATCAAAAGGATTGTTTATTTTTACAAGGGTAACGGACATGTATAAAATCCCTCGATTCTTCTTCGCCAAGCGGGGGACCGGATAAGCTCTATAACCACCCCCGTTTTCTCGCGTGTGTGTAAAAATTTCCCATCTCCAATGTAGACCCCGACATGATTCACAAACGGGGCGTTGAAACGAATCGCGACAACCGCTGGCGTCGGGATATCTGGCGGCTCGTGACGTGTCCATTTGGGGCGCTCTTCCAGAAAGCCCTCATAGAATCGCGCGAAGTCATAGCAGCAGCCTGTATAGTTCGGAAGCTCCACCCCGTAACGCCGATAAACTTCACGCACGAGACCCCAGCAGTCGTATGAATCCGGCCCGCGCCCCCCGTCAGCAAACGGCGCGCCAACAAGATCAACCACGCGCTGCATAAAGGCCACCTTGCGGTATCGCGGGTTCACCGCCGAAACGCTGCGAGTTATTGCGCTCCTTGCACGCGGAGAAACTTTTATCACATTCTGTGAGTGCTGATGTTGCCTTACATTCTGGCCCCTTGTATTGGAAGGGACAAAAATTTTTTAGGAAGCGCCGCAAAGGTACACGGCGGAATAGGTTTACCGCGCCGGTAAGCGTGAAGCTCACCCACTGCTCATCATAGCTCGTGGACTGCACGCTAAATTCTTCATCGAGTTCTGGCAACGTTAAATCTAAATGATTTGACATTACCACCATGAGACGAACCGTTGCGCCAACACCGCCGCCTGCCTGCTCGACGTAGCTTTCTACTGTGCGAGTGACGTTTGATACCTTGATTGAGAAATTTGGAATCTCCCCGCTGGCGCTTTGGCGCGGGGCGTCGAGCTCGAAAGGGAACGCCGTCCACGTCTCGCCATTCCACGTGATGTCTTCCGTATTCCGGCAAATCCGCAGTATAACGCCCTCTGTAACGTATATCTCCGCCAGAAGAATCCAGGCCCCATACGAGGCCAATTTATTTTTTTCGATGATTGCAACGTTTGATAAATCCAGCATTTCTACACCTGCTCAAGCGTAAGGGAGACATTCCAGCAACTCATCACGGTGTGGCGCGCTTTCAGCTCACCCTTAAAGCGGACGTTGTACGTCTTGCCCTCTTTTACGTTTGTCCAGTTGAAGGGAAGCGAGCCGCCCAGGGCCAGCTCATAGAATGCGCGCAGGGCTCGATAATCTGAGCCCCGCATGTTTGCCCAGGTGAGTTCCCATGTTCGCCTCATCCGTGTGTATCTTGCCCGCGTTTGTACTATGCCAGTCCCGAACTCCGTACTGATCGCGGGGTCTTCCGTGGTTTCATCGAGACCGCTTGGAAGCTGCACATTTGGCCAGTCCATGGTATCACCTCCGTCTAAAATTCTGGGTTATGGGGCCATTCGTGGCCTGATCGCGCAAGATCACGCCCACCACCATCTGGCGCATTTGCTCGTCGAATGCGGGCCCTGTCTGTGTTGCCGTTACAGGCTGGCTGCTCTCATTGATTACATTTACCGTTACCGACGGGGCTTCCATGGCCGCGCCAGACGCAACCACGCCCAGCCGCCCGTGTGAATCACGCTCCAGCGGCATGACGGCTTCGGGGCCTCTTTCCCCCATGAGCCCCGCGCCGGTTGCCATGGGAAAGATCGTGGGGCGATGCACGACGCCGCCCCTCGCGAATGGAATCAAGTTACCGTGAGAGAATGCGCCGCCGTTGGCAAAAGTCGGGAAAGAAAATCCAGCATTCCAAGCGCCGATATCGAGCCCGGCCCCAAGCCCGGCCCCGCCGCCGCCCATACCGAACATACCCATGATTTGCTTGAGTATGATCATTTTGAGCGTCGTGAACACTATATCCTCGCCCAGCTTGCGCAGCGACGCGCCGAAATCACCGCCACGGATTGACGCTTCTAAAAAGCCGTCTACCGCGCCTTCTATGCCCTTGCCCCACATCTCATTAAAGTCTTTGGTGGTCTGCTTTAACGCCTCTTGGAGTTGCTGCCCGACGGATACGGTTGTAAGCTCGCTTTGTTTCTGGAATGCTTCGAGAGCTTCCATGGCCATCTTTGCGGCTCTTGGGAACTCCTTAAATTGAGACACTATCCCGGCCAGGGCGACCTCATACTCGACGTTGGAAAGCTTCCCACTCTCGAACTGATGAGAAAGTGAGTCTAGAAGCTTGCTGATCTCAGAGGCCTTGATGTTTTGGAGTTCAGAGAATCGCGCCCGCCATTTGTCTGTCCCTTCGGTAAGCCCCGCGATCTCAACTTCAAGCAACCGGGCATAATCGGCGGCGCTGAGCAGCCCCTCGGAAAATTCCCAGGCGAGGTTGCCCCATTTCTCGCTGTATCCGCTATCGGTTATGTTGGTTATTACATCCTGTACCCGCTTCCATTTCTCAGAAAGCGGGTCGAGGCCTTCCAGCATCTTTTGAAGTTCGGGCACAAAATCGGCCCCGTCTTTGTCGAGATACTTGATTTCATCCTGTATCTTTTGGAGTTTCCCCGAAAAGGCTGTATCGTCGATGTTTAAGCGAAGGTCTTGCAGCTTCTTCCAGTCTTCCGTGAGGGGCTTTGTCTTTGCCTGCATGGCGTCAATTTTTTCCATGTAGGCGTTGCCGTCTTCTTTAAAATATTTGATGCGGTCCTGGACATCTTGAACGAAAAGATCAAGCGCGGATTTTCCAGACTTGGCACCGCCTCCGCCGCCGCCTTTCTTTTTGCCGCCGCCACCGCCGCCGCCACCGCCGCCGCCACCAATGGCGCGCCTTGCCTTTGGGGGGGGCGATGTTGTCGATTCCTGCGTCGTTCGGTTTTTTAGTTCTTCCTCAAGCGCCGCGATTTTTGCACGGACTAAACTGGCCCCAGGGGCGGCCTCTTTCCGCATCTCTTCAGGCATTCCCCAGCTACCGCGCTCGCCGAAAGCCAACATGCGCCCTAGTTCCGTCCTTGTGCTTACGGCTTGAGATTCAAGCGTGACAAGCTCTTTCCTGAGGCTTTCAAGCTCGCTCTGAATATGGGCGGTGCTGGCATTTTTAAAACTCGAGTTGAGCCAATCCTGAGCAGCCGCCATGTTTTCAGCCGCGATACGGGTTTTTTCACTCTCGATAACATACGCGCCCATACTGGCGACCGCAAGCCCAAGCGCGACAGTGGCCCCAACAGGCCCCGTGAGCGCAAGCGCAACCGCTTTTATCGCGCCCGCAACCGTCATTGCGCTCGATATCAGGCTACTCAACGCAATTAGCAAGGGGCCAATAGCAACTACGAGCGCAGTTATTTTTATGGTTGTATCGCTTAGATCGATGGAAAATTTACCAATAGCTTCACTTAAGGCAGGCATATAACTTTCGGCCATGGTGACAAGCCTTGTCCCCAGAGGCTCAAGCGCCATAGCAGCTTGATTTCCGAGAGTACTCCACCGCTCGCTAAATGTCATTGTTTCCTTGGATGTTTCAGCGATTGTACCGCTTGCTGTTTTGAGAAGCCCTAAAAGCTCTGAAAATTCCACCTTGCCCTCACGAATCGCAAGAGTAAGGTCAGCTCCGGCTTTAATTCCAAAAAGATTTTTCCCGATTTCAAGCGCGGCCCCTATGTCTTTAGCGCTCTTGATCTGATCAATGATAGATGTGAGCGCCTCTGATGTATCAGTGATCCCCTCTTTCGCCATGGATACCAGGGCCTTGGAGAGTGATTTCATTACTTGCTGCGCGTTTAGCCCAGCCTTGTCAAGCGTGGAAATTAGAGCGATAGATTCATCAAGCCCAAGGCCAAGAGCACGAAGCGCGCCGCCTGCAACAGTTACGCCCTGAGCTATTGCGTCCATTCCCATACCGGTTGCTTGAGAGGCGAAAAACAGCTTATCTAGAACTTCTACACCTTGGTCAGCACGTAAATTCCAGTTGTTTAGCAGTTTCCCGAGGCTGGTAATTGTCCCGCCCAAGTCGGTCCCCATCATGCGCGAGGCGTCGAGTACAGCCATGGAAAGAGTTTGCAACGTCTTCCCCGAGGCCCCGGTCATGGTGTTTAGGTCGGCAATGGCCTTTGCGCTATCGCCGAAACTCTGCGGGCCAAGAACGGCTATTGCCTTAAAATCATCCTTGAGCTCTTTCAACGCCGCGCCCGCCGCGCCTGTGCCTATCTTGATTGTTCTAAATGCTTCTTCAATCTTGAGCCCAACGCCCATGGCGGTTGCGCGCAAAGCCATCAAGGGAGCGGTTACGACCGTGATATTTTTCCCAAGGTTCTTTATTTCCTTATTGACGCCCTTGATTTTTTTCTGTAACTCGCTTGTATCCGCGCCAATAATCATATTGAGCTTTCCAACAAAAGCCGCCATCACTCCGCCTCCCTTCGTTTACGGCGTTCCTCTTTCCATTCCTGGATAAACTGCGTTTTGCCAAGCACCCGGCCACGTTTCCATATGCCCGCGATATCTTGCGGCGATATGCGACGCTTCGCCCACAGATTCATTATGGCCGCCGTGTGTATGGCCTGCTCGCGCCGGTCGAGCCATACGCGGTATTGCCGCGCCTCGATCATGTCCATGAGTTCACCATTTGTAACGGTCCAAAGCTCCTCCCGGCGCAAGCCAAGAGGGCCAAGCGCATACAGGTACATCTCTTCACGTGCCTGCAAACGCTCAGCCCTCGTAATCACTCGTTTTTTTCGGCGTCCCCCTTGCCATCATCGAGCAGAATATAGCGCCGGAAACTGTCTACCAGCTCGCTCACACACTCCATCGCAATGGCCCGCAGTGATACGTCGGAGTCATCGCAAAGCGCGCCAACTGCCTCGGGGGTAATACTGCGCCGCTTCCCCAGCATACCTGCCCAAACGATTGCACGAAGGTCTGAAAATTTGAGTTTTGTCCCCTTCTCAAGCCGCTGGATGAGGTTAATGATGCTGTCGTCTACTTCGTCTTCGAGTGCGCAAATGGCGTTCTGGCCATACTGAATCTCATACGGCTCGCCGCCTATATTTATGACCCTCATGCGGAGATTGCACTCTTTGTGATCGCGCCAGTGCCCTGCGCCGATACGGAGACCTGGATAGCGTCCTCGGTTGCCGCGGATACATCCCACTGGGTTACATACGCCGTGAGCACATACTCAGAATTGCCCGTCGCGCTTCCAGCCGGGCGAATATGGAAAGTGAGCGGCGTCCCGGCCCACTGCGCGCTTTCGATTGCGGCGTCCGCTTCGGCGTTGTTGGTATCAAATAGAAGCGTGAAAGACATTGTGGCCTCAATTTGGCCGGGCAGGTATTCCTTCCACTCTGTCGCGATGGTGCTAACGTCGATCGTATTTCTGGCGGTCGTCATTGTCCAGTCGCGGCAAGCCATCATCTGAGTTGGGACGCTGCCGATCTCCACCATAACAACGCTATTTTTCGATGCAACTTTCGGCATTAAAAATCACTCCATTCTCTCGATATAGGTTCTAAAAACTACAACGCCGTGCATCCAGTCTTCATCTCTGAGAATCTGAAAACTCTCAAAGATGTAAACCTGCGCGGCGCTTTCCATGGCCGCCTCGACGGCCTGCTCAATTTCGATTACCTGTGCCCGGCCACGGTAGGAGCTCCAAATATGCAGACGAACCTCTACCCGGCGCTCTTCGTCGCTCATCACCCGGCCCTCGGTATCAAAGGTGTCGCCGATGACGATATACGGGCCCGGCGTCCTTTCGTCGGGCATGTAATCAAAAACGCGCTCGCCGCCTAAAATGGCAACTAGCGCGTTATTGCCCGTCAACCGGGCGTAGATGTCCCTATACAGTTCTGCCAGCCTCACGACACGCCTCCTCCATTGCGCGGCTCATCTTGTCGTACACTTGCGGGGCCTTCGCCGCAAGGGCGGGGGCCATGAAAGGTTGCGCCGCCATCTTTCGCGTTCCGTACTCCACAGCGAACGCATAATATTCTTTTGAGCCAGCCGCCTGTTTTCTTGTCTTGTTTTTTCGTCTTCCTGCGTTGCGCGGGTAATCGGCCTCAATCTTGATGCTGAGCTTTGCGCCTTTATTCCCGACAATTTTCCTTACCTTAATGGAATCTTTGAGACGCCCAACGCCCGCGCCTTTTCGCGGCTCTCGCGTACCTATGGGAGCTCTGGCTTTTATATCCTCCGCGATAACCTGCGCGCCGGATATCATTGCTTCCCTGACCTTTTCCTCTACCTTGCCCTCGAACCCTTGCAGGCTATCTATTACGGCTTGCGTACCTTCGAGCCTAGCATACGCGATAACGGCCATATCACCGCACCTCCGTCACACAGTCCAAAATCAACCAGTTCGCGACGGGGCGCGTCGTTTTCACCACCAGGCGGCACCCCCGCCAGACGGCGATGTCCCCCTGTTGAACCTGCGCCGCGCCGGGGCGTATGATGATCTCATGCGTTCTTAGCTCGCGCGTTTGGTCCGCTATCACGTTATCGCGCGCTTGCGTGACGTTGACTTGGGCATACGCCGCGCCGATAAGCGTTTCCGCTTCGGTGTACCCGCCCATCAGGTCCTTTGTTTTTTGGAGGCGGTAGAATCCCACGCGCTCAGATAGCGCGCCCGCGCCTCTTGGAAGGGCCATAACTCATCACCCCATCCCGCCATCATCAGAAACGCGACGAACCCAAACTTTTACCCCGCGCCAAATGTCCGGTACCAAAGAAAAAGGTACTCGCCCCTTGGCATATACGAAGATTACCGGCTCGCCGCCAAGCTCTCCAACCCCGACAGTTTGCAGCCATGGCTGGGCCCCGAGGCTATCTTTGAGAGCCCTAGCCTTGCTTTGAATGTCGCCGCCCATTTTTATACTCCCGTTGGAACGTTGCGATCATACCACAGGAGCTGCTGCGCCGCGTTTGGGACTCCACCGGTCTCCCTGTTTTGGTACCAGTTCGCCACGGTGAGAAGTATGGCCTGCTTCCAGGTCTGCTTTACCGCCGGGGGCTCTTCGCCTTCAGATGAGACAAGCGCGGTATTGAGAAACCCCTCAGCCCATTCCCGCGCCGCCGTGATGTAGCCGGATATAAGCGCGTCATCGTCATCAAACTCCACCCTCATCTGGAGCTTTGCTTCTTCGAGGGTGACCGGTTCCGTCGCCATGCGCTTTCACCTCCGGGGCCCGCTTCGTAAACCCGTACTCCTCCGCGTATGACGCGCATTCATACGGGACCTCATGCTCTCCTATCTCGAAATCGCGCCGCCTACACCCGTCGATATAGAACGTGAAAGGCTTCGCAACGTTTATTTTTTTCGTCTCCACAGAATCACCCCCATTAAAAGTTTTGGGGGGCATAAGCCCCCCAACGGTTAAGCTGCGCACTTGACGAACTTGAGCGCCTCGCTATTGAGAATCATGTTACCGACTCGCTTGGTCATGTAGAAATTCACATACGGCTTGTTGCTGTACGGGTCACGAAGCAGCCGAATGCCGGTCCGGTCCATGATTATATACGCCTCGCGGAAGTCTCCGAAAGCGATGGGGATAGCCCCCGCGCCCGCTGGCGGGAAATCGTCGTTGTACGTATACGGGAAGCCGAGGATGCTGTTAGGCTCGCCGCTCTGGAGTCCAGGCTGCCACAAGTAATTATTCTCGTTATCTTTGAGCTTGCGGATAGCCGCCAACGTCTGACGGTTCATCATCCAGCGCGCCTGGGGATAGTAACGGCTCTTGAGCGCCGTGATAACGTCAATCAGCATATCCCCGAAGGCCGCAGAGGTCGCGGGGAAATCTGCGGCAACGCCGGTTGCGATGTGCTGGAAAGTCCCGAAAGCCCGCGTATCATCCGCAGTCGTCGCGGTGGTCACGGTAAGCAGGCCCTTGGGCTGTTTGGTCCCGGTCCCGGCAGTAAAGGCGATGTTTTCCTGCTTTGCAAACTCGCGCGCTGCGCTCTCCGCAAGCCAAGCCTCGACATCGAAGAAGATATCATCGAGCGCCTTCTGCGTTGCAGAGGGCTGGCAGTAGATCTCCCCGAACACGGGAGAAACCGTGCTAAGGGTGGGGGTCGCAGTTACTGGCCGCGCGTCGGTTTCCCCGACCCAGCCCGTAGTTAGCCCGCCGTTATCCACGAGCTGGATGATATCCTCGGTACCAACCAACCGAACGTCACAAACCGCGCGCATTGGGGAATCGGCGCTAAGAAGGCTGAAAATCTGAGTGTACATCTCACGGGGAACCGCGTAACCGCCGTCCGCATCGACTCCGACCTGTACCGCCTTCACCTGAAGATCAGCCAGGCCGTCAGAAACGCCCTTACGGACGAACTTCCCGAAAGCCGCCTTGTGCTCGCGGTTCGCTACATCCTCGGGGGTGAGGTTGCCCAGCTCAGGCCGGTTTGCCCGCGCTTCAAGCTCAGACAGCCGCGCCTCACGGGCCTGAAGCTCTGCCTCGATCTTTGCCAGCTTCGCTTCCAGCTCACCCGCCTGCCCGCTGCTCTTCTTAAGCTCATCGAGCCTCGCGTCATTGGCGCTCTTGTACTCCTCGAAAGCGCCGCGAATGTTGTCCAAAACTCTTTTAATCTCTTCCATATTATTTGCCTCCAAACCGTTACAAATTAAAACGTTTTCCAGCCCGCATAGATTCCAGCAGGGCCAGCGCTGCTTTCTTTGCCTCCTCCGCCTCAGCATCCCGCTGAGAATCGGCACGGATAGCGGCGAGCGCAACTTTCGCCTCGGCCCTCGAAAAACCTACATCCCGCAGGAAATTCTCAAGCCCTCTAACCGTCTTAACCTCGTCTACCACGGCTTTCGGATTCGCCGGAAAAGTAACGAGGGAGACTTCCCAAAGATCAATATCTTTCAGTACACGAACGCGGGTATTATCACGGGTCTCCCATTCCCAAGCCAAGGGAAGAAACCCAATAGAAAGACCGCGAATTGCACGATTCTTTAATAGAATGTGCGCTTCGCGGCCCTTTTCGATGTCCAGCAAAAGCCGGCCCTCCAACCATAGCCCTATCTCATCCTCACGGATTCTTTCGTATACCCCAATGGGCTCCGCACTATCATGCTGCCACAGCATGACTGGAGTTTTCTTTTGCAGCGTCTCAGCAAAAGCGCCCCGTACAATCACGTCGTCCCAATCGTCTACTACGTCAAAAACTGAGCCATACCCGCTGAAGTATCCTTCGTCACTGATCGACTTGATCTCCATCGGGTAGCTCTTCCTGCTCAGTGGTGGCATTCGTATCACTCCCCTCTGTATCCTCTTCGTTGTCTACTCTCATATTCATCGGTATCAGGTGGATATCCCCGCCCTCATAGGGGTTCATGTCTTCCATTTCGCGAACCTCGTTCGGACTTAACACGCCCATGTTAATTCCCTTTTGGTATGCGTCATAGCGGCTGTTGAGGTCGCCCCGCTGCAAGCCGTCCAGGTTGAATCGAACCTCAAGCCCCGGCTCGCCGGTATCATCTATGAGGTCGCGCGCGATCGCCTGCTCCCAACGCCGCACCCAGGGCAGAAGAGTATACCGAACATACCCCATGCTCATTTGTTCAATGCCGCTGCCCCAGCTTGTGGTTTTTTCCGTACTCTGAATCATGAATAGGGGAATACCAAAGATACGTGCGATATCCTCCACTTGGAAGCGCCGCGTCTCTAAAAATTGCGCGTCAGCGTTCGTCATGGAAAGCGCCTCAAACTTTGTACCCTGTTCGAGTATCGCCGTGGCCCCGCTGTTCTCTCCGCTATACGCAGATTGCCAGTTCGTCTTGAGCCGCTGATACGCCTCTTCGGAGAGGTTCCCCGGAATGCTCAGCACCCCGCCGGGCTTCGCCCCGTTTGCGAAAGTGGAGGCCCCGTGTTCTTGCGCCGCCAGGGTGAGCCCAATTGTCTCGCGCTGGCAAGCGATGGGGGAAATCCCCGTCACCCCGTCCACGCTCCGATACATCACATGGAATATCTCACGCTGGCCGACCGTCCTTGTATCCCCATTCGCAAAGGTCACGCTGTATTCTAGTTCCCATGTGGGAAGTTGCCGCACCGAAATCATGCCCGGCAGCAGGGGCAGCAGCTCCACCACACGCCCCACCGCATCACGAACTTTATAGGCGTAAAAGTCGCCGCGCAGGCACAAGCAGAACATCGCCAGCTCACGCCAGTTAAAAGAAGTCAACCACGGACAGGGGCGATGAGCCAGCAGCCGATACACCCAGTTATCCCGTTCTTCTGTCCTCTCGCCGTCAAAGCCGCGATAAACCTTCACTGGCAACTGCGCGACGCTTTCCGCCAGCAGCCCGACACACGCATACACCGCCGAACATTGCAGCGCCTTCGAGGGTGAAACGTCTATCCCCGCCTTCGTGGGCATTCCGTACACCTGCGAAAGCAGCGCGGAAAGCGCGTCCGCTGTGACGTTGCCCGACTTGTTTTCTTTCTTCTTTCTGCCTATCTCAATCACCCCCCTACACGGTCAGCAAGCCGCGAGTCTCGTATATGCTTGTATCATCCTCGCCTTGAATCTGTCGCGATATCGCCATACAAAGCGCCACAATCCCATCTATCCGCTCCGCGCTCTTGGCCTTGTCAGGCTTGATGTTCTCAGCCGGGTCAATCGCAAGTACAACATTCGCGGCCATCCAGCGCAAAACAGGGTTGCCCCCGTGCTTGAGCTCGCCGCTCATAATCTCGCGCTCTAACTCCTTCGCCGCCGGGCTCAAGGTCTGAAAGCCCTGCCTTACAGGGACGACCTGGAAACCATCCTCCTCAAGTTGTATAGCCAGCTGGGTAGCATTCCAGGGGTCGTATCCTATCTCACGCAGCCCCTTGAACTCAGCCGCAACCTGTTTGATTCGCTGGCGTATGTACTCGTAGTCAATCACGTTGCCCGGCGTCGCCTCGACATACTCATGACGAACCCACGCGGAAAAGGGCACCCGGTCCCGGCGCTCTCTCTTTTCCATCTCGTCTTCGGGTATCCAGAACCACCCAAGCGCGTCCCCCGTCCGGGGGAACTTCAGCACGAAAGCGGAGATATCTGTCGTGCTCGAAAGATCAAGTCCTGCGTAACAGGGCTCCTTGCGCAGGTCATCCAGGGGCGTTTGCTCCCCGCAAGCCGCCCAGGCGTCAGGGTCTATCCAGCGTGTCTCCGCCTGCGTCCAGATGTTCATGTGCAGTCGCAAAAAGGCATTGAGCGCCGCCGGGGCCTCCCTCGCCTTTCGTATCTTGTCGCGCAGGTCATCAAGCTTCACCGATACACCGATGTTAGGGTTTGACTTCACCCATACCCGTTCATCTGTGTAGTCGTCTTCCTCATCGAGAGTAAAGATGATTCCACAAAAGCTGTCATCCTCAAGCGAGCCGTCTAGCACCTTCTCAAGATAGTCGTGAAGCTCCCGGCATATCCCCTGGCGGGATACGCCCGCCGTCGTGATAGCGAACATGAGAGGCTGTCGTCTTGCGCCCGTGGCCGTTTCCAGAATGTCCCAAAGGTCCCGCGTCTTATGCGCGTGTACCTCATCCACAATGGCCCCGTGGATGTTGAGGCCGTCGAGGCTGTTGTAGTCGCTTGAGAGGGGCTCGAACTTGCTATTTGTATCTAGTACGAACATGTTATCGGTTCGTACCGTGATAAACTGCTTCAGCATTGCAGACGCTCGAACCATCCGGCAAGCCTCGCCGTGGACGATCTTGGCCTGGTCGCGCTTCGTAGCCGCGCTGTAGACTTCCGCGCCGGGCTCTTTGTCCCCGTCCAAAAGGTACAGGGCGACACCCGCCGCAAGGGTTGATTTTCCGTTCTTCCTGGCGACCTCAAGATAGGAGATACGAAACCGCCGCGAGCCGTCCTTTTTGCGCCAGCCGAAGAGCACCCAGAGATAAGCCTGTTCCCATGGGGAGAGTATGAACGCTTGCCCGCCCCACTCGCCTTTGGAGTGGCGCAGGAAATCAAAAAAGCGGAGCACCCGCTCCGCCTCTTCTTCGTCGAAATAAAGCCCGCGTTTTGTTCCCCTCTTTAGGTCTTTCTCGTGGCGCTCACAAAACAGCCGCACCCACTTGCACGCCGTCGCCTTGCCCGCGAGAACATCCGCGATGTACTTCTTTGCGACGCGAGCGCTATTTTGTACGGAATGCGGCATATTCGTTGATCTCCTTTTCCGTCTCCATCCCGGAAATTCTTGTGCGAGCCGAGGGCGTGAGTCCAAACTGCTCCTCATACTTGAGCGCCGCCATGGAATTGTCACGGTGAACTTGGAGCATTGGGTTTTTATGAACGCCGCCCATCCCGTCAACAATCGCCAGTCCGTTGCGCTTTATGAGCGCGTCAGCCTCATACACGAGGCGCAAGTGATGGACATATCTCACGAAAGGCTCTATATCGCACGGGCTCAAAATTTTTTTGGATATGAGCAAATCAAAACTTTCCCGCGCGCGAGCCAGGACTGGCGCTGGCAAATTTCGCTGAAGCTCTTCGGGAAATTCTACGCCTTGCGCAGTTTCCACCGTGAAACCCGCGCTTTTTTTCGTGTGATGTGACTTCGGCCCGAGCGCCCGCGTGGCCGCGTCTTTCGGTTTGGGCCCGCGTATTGCCACGGGAGGTCACCTCCTGAAACGAAATTTTAAAAACGCTGAATTAGGGGGACGGACAGAGAAGAG